CGATATCGCCGGTGCCGCCGCTGGCAATGTAAAGCGAAAAGCTCTTCGTATAACAGCCGCATTTCCCGTTGGACGAGGCAACATCCTGATGCAGGGCGATTCCGTTCCAGGTGACCGTGGCGTCGTCGCCTTCGTCATTGGAGGAGACCAGGAGGGTGTCACCGGCCTTCAGGGTGACGCCGGATATGGTGAGGCTGCGGACGTCTTCATCGCCGGTTGTGCCGAGGGGGGTCACGACGGGCGTCCGGGAAACCTGGCCAATTGCCAGGGGAATGCACAGGCCCGTGATGAGCAGTAGTCTGAGGTAGTGCCGTCGCATAATTCCTCCCTTTGCCGGGTCGTTCGTACTGGTTGGCGGTGATCGTGTTGCTGGCGGCGATGGACCGGACGCGTTCAGCAGTCGACGGGTTCAATTGGAACATCCGGATCTGAAGGATACCTGAATGCGGGCCTGCCGAATTTTATCGAAGACCGGGCCGGGGGGTGATTTTGCCGGGGGCCCGGGTTGGGCAGGTACGGGGGCTGCGGCGCGTCGGGGCTCATCGACACGAGTCTAATTCATTGCTGTATGTTGCGGGCGGTGGACGGGAGGATGAGGTGCGCGGCCAGGAACGAATCGGGGTCGCGACGATCGGATGGAAGCGTTCTGCGGTTTGAGGCACCTGCTTTGGGTGCGGGTGTTGTCCAAACGACGAGCGATGTTGAGCGCTGCCAACCGAAGCGCATTTCGCAGCGGCGGGCGTTCGCTGCAAGAATAACGACAGGCTTCTCAAGCTTCAGCGCGAAATCGCCTGAATTTCATTGATTTTATTGGTCGGGGCGGCCAGATTTGAACCGGCGACCCCCTGCGCCCAAGGCAGGTGCGCTACCAGGCTGCGCTACGCCCCGACATTCGCTGGTTCTTTGATTTTAGACCACTTCGTGCGTTTGCGATACGGGAGTTGCGGAGCGGGGCGATTCGGCGGGAAGCGCTGCCGTCGGGATCCGGGTACCGGTACAACGATAGTTGAATAGCCGGGTATAACTTTATAGGATCAAACCGGCACCTAAAGCTGCATGGATTGCGCAAGCAGGTGCGTGGATCGAGAGGGAGTCGGTATGGGAATCGCGCTGCCGGTAGTGTTCGCGCTGCTGGGGATGGCAGTGATCGGGAAGGCGCTGGTGGTTGCGGCGCCGCCGCAATGGCTGACCGGGGAATTCATCTTGCTGCTGGCGTTCTGCGCGCTGGTGCGGGAGTGCTGGAGATTCATCACGCTGCCGCGGATGGCGGTGCGGGCGGGCGATCCGCTGGCGGGGCCGGGCGCGATGTCCGCTGCGATGTCAGCTGCGATGCCGGCGGGTGCAGCGGCCGGCGCGGGCGGTACGCAGCGGCGACTGTGCGCGGCGGACGTATTCGGGCGGGCTTCGGCGAACGCGGAGACGGCGGAACGGGCGGCGAGGCAGCGCGTCACCGACGAGATTCGACCCGGACAGACGGTGGAGCAGATCGCGCAGGAGATGATTGCGCGCTCCTTCCGCGAGCTTTCGATGCAGTATCATCCGGACCGCGGAGGCGATGTGGAAGTTATGATGCGCCTGAATGCGGCGCGCGACCTGATGCTGCGCTCTATTCGCAAACGTTGAGGCGCGGCGGGGTCCCGGACGGCGGGCTCAGCGCAGGGGCGTGACCCATTCGGCGTCGAGCTGAGCGGCGACCGAACGCTGGAGCAGCGTGACGGAGACGACGATGCGGCAATCCTTCTCAAAACGTTCCAGCTAGCCTTCGAGCCCCGTCAGCGGGCCGCGCACGACGCGCACGCGTTCCCCGACGTGCAGAAAGGCGCGGGGGAAGAGCGGTTCGCCGGAGTTCACCATGGTGCGCAACGCGGCGATTTCGGCTTCCACAAGCGGCACCGGTTTGCCGCCAAAATTGACCGCTTCGATGACGCCGGGGGTCTTCAGGACGGGAAGCCAGTTATTGGCATCAAAGCGAGAGAACACGTAGCCGGGGAAGAGGACTTTTTCGGTCCACTTGACGCGGTCCGACCAGTAGGTCCGGCAGCGATAGGTGGGCAGGAATTCTTCATGGCCCGTCAGGCGCAGATAATCGGCGGCCTTTTTCTCGAAATTGGCGCGGACCCGCAGGGCGAACCAGGGCCAGGCGGTCGCGGAATCGGTCAGAATCGAGGGGGACAGAGCACGCGCTGCGTCAACTTGAACCAATGGTTCAGCTTCGGAGCTGCGAACTTCACGCATATGCGGCCTCGAACATTCCACTGCACGTTTGGTGCAAAATATCTCCGGTCAAATAACGCAACTACGCATAACGCAGCTACGCATAACGCAACTACGCATAACGCAGCTCCGCATAACGCAACTACGCATAACGCAGCTCCGCATAACGCAACTACGCATAACGCAGCTCCGCAGGTTCGATTTTAGCGCACGGAGAGCAGGCGGGAAATTCACCTCGGCAGGCGCGGGGAGGGACCCGGTCCGCCGCGGGGCATGGGGTGGACCGGGTGGCGGGTTGAGCGGTGCCCGAAGATGCTGGTATAGTCGAAGATCTCTCTGCGCACTCGGGCGGGGTTCCGGCGCTCGCAGGCCGGGCAGGACAGGTTTCCACGTCAATGACTCAAACGAAACGGGTTCTTGTAACAGGCGGGGCCGGATTTCTCGGCAGCCATCTTTGCGACCGGCTGATTGCGTCGGGCTGCGAGGTGATTTGCCTCGACAACTTCTTTACCGGCTCGAAGCGCAATATCGCGCATCTGCTGGCAAATCCCGCATTTGAGATTAAGCGGCACGATCTGGTGGATCCGATTCTGCTCGAAGTGGATCAGATCTACAACCTGGCGTGTCCGGCGTCGCCGGTGCACTACCAGTACAATCCGGTCAAAACGGTGAAGACCAGCGTGATGGGCATGATCAACATGCTGGGGCTGGCGAAGCGGGTGCGGGCGAGGATTCTGCAGGCTTCGACGTCGGAGGTTTACGGCGATCCGGTGCAGCATCCGCAGAAGGAAACGTACTGGGGGAATGTGAATCCGATCGGGCCGCGCAGTTGCTACGACGAGGGCAAGCGGGTGGCCGAGACGCTGATGATGGACTACCACCGGCAGAACGCCGTGGACATCCGGATCGCGCGCATCTTCAATACTTACGGGCCGCGCATGGCGGTGAACGACGGCCGGGTGGTGAGTAACTTCATCGTACAGGCGCTGCGGGGGGAGCCGATTACGATTTACGGCGACGGTTCGCAGACGCGCTCGTTCTGCTATGTGAGCGATCTGATCGACGGGCTGATGCGGCTGATGAATGCGGAAGGGCTGACGGGGCCGGTGAATATCGGAAATCCTGGCGAGTTCACGATTCGCGAACTGGCGGAGCTGACGATTTCGCTGACGGGATCGGCATCGAAGATTGTGCAGCGGCCGCTGCCGCAGGACGACCCGGTGCAGAGGCAGCCGGACATTACACTGGCGCAGGAAAAGCTGGGCTGGCAGCCGCGGGTGGCGCTCAAGGAAGGGCTGATCGAGACGATCGCCTACTTCGAAAAGACGCTTTCCGGCGAAATTGTTCAGCCGGCATAGCGGCTGTTACGGCACCCGGCTCACGGCGTTTCGCGCTTAGGTTCCAAAACTACAGTAGGTGAAGCCCGCCTTTTCCAGCTGCGGCCGGGAGAGGAAGTTGCGGCCGTCCAGAATCAGCCGCTTGCGCATGGAGCCGGCGATTTCGGCGAGCGGAAGGTCGCGGTACTGCTGCCAGTCGGTCACCAGAACGAGCGCGTCGGCGTCGCGGGCGACATCGGCGGCGCTGTCGCAGAGCGTAATTTTGAGATCGGGATGCTCGGCGCGGAAGCGTTCCATGGCGACAGGGTCGTGTGCGCGAATGCGGCAGTCGCATTCGATGAGCTTCCGGATGATTGACACGGACGGGGCGTCGCGTAAATCGTCGGTATCGGGTTTGAAAGCGAGGCCGAGCAGGCCGACGGTGCGGCCTTTGAGAATCTTGAGCTCCTGCAGGAGCTTTTCGACGACGCGGTCGCGCTGACGCTGGTTGACGTCGCGGGCGGCCTTGACGATCTGCATCGGCAGGGCGTACTCGGAAGCGGTGGAGATGAGCGCGGCGGTGTCTTTGCCGAAGCAGGATCCGCCCCAGCCGAGCCCGGCCTGGAGGAAGCGGGTTCCGATGCGGGCATCGAGGCCGATGCCGCGGGCCACCTGCGAAATATCGGCGCCCACCTTTTCGGCGAGATGGCCGATTTCATTGATGTAGCTGATCTTCAGGGCCAGAAAGGCGTTGGCGGCGTACTTGATGAGTTCGGCCGAAGCGAGGTCGGTGGCGATCAGCGGAACGGCGGCGAGCGAGGCGGGGCGCGGCAGGTTGGCGGGCGGGGTGAAGGTTTGCTCCAGCACGGGGCGATACAGCCGGTAGAGGGTGTCGAGCGCGCGGGGCTCATCCGAGCCGATGACGACACGGTCGGGATAAAGGGTGTCGAAGATGGCGGTGCCTTCGCGGAGAAATTCCGGGTTGGAGGCGACGGCGAAGTGCTTCTTCTGGCCGCTCTCTTCGAGGGCGCCGCGGACGAGGGATTCGACCCAGTTGCCGCTGCCGATGGGGACGGTGGATTTGTTGACGATGACGGCGTGGTCGGCGAGATAGCGGCCGGCGGCTTCGACGGCCTGGCGGAGGTAGCTGAGGTCGGGATTGCCGCCCGGGAGCGGAGGCGTGCCGACGGCGATGAAGATGACTTCGGCGCCGGAGATGGCTTCCTCGTGCGAGGTCGAGAAGTGCAGCTGCGGCATGACGTCGCGCAGCAGTTCCTCGAGCAGAGGCTCGTAGATGGGCGACTTGCCCGCGCGCAAGAGGGCGATCTTGGCGGCGTCGGTGTCGAGGCAGGTGACTTCATGGCCCAGCCAGGCGAGGCAGACACCGGTAGTCAGCCCGACATAGCCGGTTCCGATAATGGAAACTTTCACGATTCTTTCAGCCCTTTCCGGAAGACAAAAGTGCGAGGGAATGCGATACGGCCAACGCTCAGGTTAGCATCCACGGCGAGCCGGCGAACACGGCAGGAAGCGGCGCGGGGAAGAAGCATACGGGACGGTGTGAGGGCGTTGGCAGAGGATGGCGCAAACAAAAATCGCGTCTGACTTCACGCCAGACGCGATTCAAAAGATTCGAATCGATACGCGGTTAGAAAAGCGGGCTGGTGTTGGCGACGCAGGTGCAGATGGGCGTACCACCCGGCTTCGCGGTGTTGTAGCAGTGGCCGGCTTTGCTGTTCACGGTGCAGGTGCTGCCGGCGCTGCACAAAGTGCCGCCAGGCTTGGAGACGCAGGTACCGGTCTGGAGGAGGCCAGCCTGCTGGAGAAATCCGGGAAAGCCGCCTAATTTTGAGCAGACACCGTAATACTGACTGCGCGCCTGCATGACCGCATAACCACCGGAGGCTGCGGTGCCGAGAGTAACGACCGAGAAGAGGATCAAGATTACGCGCTTCAGATTTTTCATGCTGTCTCCGAATTTAAGCTCGTTTTACTATCTATCACCACAATACATCATAATCCGGCGTCACAACAGTCCCTGAAGACTCCCTGGGACTACCGGGACTGACTGGCTTTCTTCTTCATGCCGACCAGCAGAGCCAGTCCGCCGATGGCAAACATGTAGGTGGACGGTTCCGGCGCGGGCACGAAAGTGACGAGATAGTCATGCTGCAGGAGCTGACCGCTGGTCGCGTCGGGGGCGTACAAGAACTGATCCGGGCCGTTGTAGGTCTGGAAGTAGGCCTGCTCCAGCAGCAGTGACGTGGCCGGGAAACAGCTGATATTGGCCAGATCGATGCCGCAGCCAACCGTGTACAGCATGATGTCGATTGCGGGATAACCGGTAGCGGTTGTATTGGTTTCCGGCGATGCGACCCATTCTACGACCTGCGTCCAGTTGGCTGTATTCGAATCCTGCGTGCCGTAAATGTTGTACCCGACGCCACCGCCGCCGTTTTGTGACACGTCAGCAGCGCAGGTGGTGGGATTGAAGCACTGGGTGACGTTCTGGATATTGGAATTACCCTGCTGCAGCGGGTCTTCGAGAACAATGAAACCGGAACTGACGCTCGTGTAACCGTTCGCAGTCGGGCCGAGGGTGTCCGCCGGAAGTTGCACAGTCACGACCGGGCTCCAGTCTCCGGCTGAGGTTGAGGGGTAGAGAAAACAACTGAAACCGGCAAGGGGTGTAGTGATGTTTCCGTAACTGTTGTCGGCACAGCTCGAAACCGGAATCAGGCTTGCGTCAAGGGACAGCGCACTAAAAAGTACCAAGCTCGCAGCTAAACATAATTTATGCATCCTAGTACCACTTCCTCCGGAGTTAACAGTATAGCACTAACTTTTGATTACTACTCAAGTGGTACTTGGACGTAGCGAGACACGATTTTGCCGGGTACGTGTGTTTCGCCACAATTGTTTCCAACGCTGAATTTCGGGCAGACCGAAGGTTGCCAGTGAGGGGCGAGGAAGCTGCCAAGCCAGCCCAAACGACGCAATATATCGTTTATTCTGTGAGACTTACAGAGATTCTATGCGACTTGCGGAGTGAGGTTATTTGAACTCGATGCGCAGTTTACCCTTTGGGCCGGAATAGCTCAGGGTCAGATTCTTCGGCTTTTCCTTCTCCAGCGGGAAAAAGAGCAGGCCGGAGAAGGACTCCGCGGTGGTCTTCTCGGGCAGGATCTTAACGCGAAGTGTGTCTTCCAGCGACTTTGCGGCCGGGTCGAGGCCCTGAGTGCGGAGCTGGACGTCGGTACCCGTGATCGGGCGGGGCTCGCCTGGCCCACTACGATTGCCGTACTTCCGGGCAACAACCAGTTCGCCGGCACCGACGATCTGGCTGGCGACCAGCGGACCGGTGTGCTCGCCGGAGGCCTGGGAACGGAGGATGAAATCGTTGAGGCTGAAAACGATCGGCTCGGAGCCCTTTGGGGCAATCGTCACTTCGACGGCAACATAGTGGTCGCCGAGGTCAGACCCCACGGCGTCGCGCAGATGGACGGCATCGAGAACAGTGGCACTGATGCGCAGGGCATCGTTTTCCGCGCTGCCGGCGACGAGCCGCTTGTCCGCCGCGGGGAGCAGGACCGTTCCCGCCAGCAGCAGAATCGAAACCGCAACGGCTCTCATGGCAGATATTGAAGCACAGAACGAATCGTGAATGCGGCCGTGCGCCGACGGCCCTTCAGGAAAGGTCAGGACTGCGGTGCAGCGCCGCGCTGCCTGCTGCGGCGGCGTGCCAGGCCGGCCATAAGGGCGAATCCGCCGATGGCAAAGCCGTAAGTTGCGGGTTCGGGCGCCACCAGCGTGACGGTGTAGAGGTGATCGATGTTGGCCCCGGGATTCGGGTTGTCGTCGTAATAGTAGTCGGGACTGGTGTAGACGTCGAAATAGGCTGACGCCATGATCGTGCTGTAGAGGGGGAAACACGAAACATCGGCCGGATTCAATGAATTATTGCAACCGATGGTGTATAAAGTCACCTGCGTTGCGGGCTGATTGACGCCGGGCGAAAAGTAGAGGATCTGCGTCCAGTCGGCCTCGTTGGAGTCGGAAGAGCCGTAGAGATTGTGCGAATCGGCGACGATGTTGTTGGCGGCGGGATCGGCTGTCGGGTCTTCGAGCACAATATAACCGCTCGTCACCACCGTGTTCGGCGGATTCGAATTCCAGCCGGCCGGGAACGGAACGGTCACGACCGCGTTGCTGGCGTCGCCGTAGAGATTGCATTGAAAACCAAGGCTGGTGGTGGCGGGATCAAAAAACGAGCAGGTGGATGTGGGAATCAGGTCAGCCTGCAGGGATAACGAGCCGAACAGCAGGGCAATGCCGATTAGTTTTAGATGCTTTAGCATTTGCCGATCAGTCTCCTCCGGTTTCAACAGTCTAGCATCGCAGCGCAGGATGGAGTATAACAACTACGCTTGCCGTTTGTGCGGGAATATACCGGCCTGGTTGTCGCCGCCGGAGTACTTGTATTCCCGCGCCAGGGACGGCGCGATCCGTGACGCGCTGCCGAACGGGGACGCGCTGCCGAACGGGCCCGGTTAGTCTTCGTCCTGGCGAAGTTTGGCGAGGACGGTGAGATCTTCGAGCGTGGTGGTGTCGCCTTTGACATCGCCGCCGGCGGCCAGTTCGCGCAGTAAGCGGCGCATGATTTTGCCGGAGCGGGTCTTGGGAAGCGAATCGGTGAAGCGGATCTCATCGGGCCGGGCAAGCGCCCCGATTTCCTTTGCGACCCAGTGGCGGAGTTCCTGCTTGAGTTCGTCGGTGGGCTCATTGCCGATTTGCAGGGTAACGAAGGCGACGATACCGGAACCTTTAATCTCGTCGGGGCGGGCGACGACGGCGGCTTCGGCCACGTGGATGTGCGCGACGAGGGCCGACTCCACTTCCATGGTGCTGAGGCGGTGGCCGGAGACGTTGATCACGTCGTCGACGCGGCCCATGACCCAGATGTAGCCGTCCTCATCCTGCCGCGCGCCGTCGCCGGTGAAGTAGGAGCCGGGGATTTGCGACCAGTACTGTTCCTTAAAACGCTCGTTGTCGCCGTAGATGGTGCGCAGCATGGAGGGCCAGGGCTGGCGGACGACGAGATAGCCGCCGGAGCCGGCGGGCACGGGCGTGCCTTCACGCGTGACGACTTCGACGACGATGCCGGGCAGCGGACGCGTGCAGGAGCCGGGCTTGGCGGGCGTGGCGCCGGGAAGCGGGGCGATCATGATGGCGCCGGTTTCGGTCTGCCACCAGGTGTCGACGATGGGGCATTTGTCGTGACCGATGATGCTGCGGTACCACATCCAGGCTTCAGGATTGATGGGTTCGCCGACCGAGCCGAGCAGGCGGAGCGACTTCATTTTGTGGCGCGCAGGCCATTGTTCGCCGAGCCGCATGAAGGCGCGGATGGCGGTGGGCGCGGTGTAGAAGATGGTGACTTTGTGGCGGTCGATCATCTCCCAGAAACGATCGGGCTGCGGATGGGTGGGGCCGCCTTCGTACATCACGACGGTGGCGCCGTTCTGCAGAGGGCCGTAGACCACGTAGCTGTGGCCGGTGACCCAGCCGATGTCGGCGGTACACCAGAAGATGTCTTCATCCTTCAGATCGAAGACCCATTTCGAGGTGATGTAGGTGGAAACGGAATAGCCGCCGGTGGTGTGGAGAATGCCTTTGGGTTTGCCGGTTGTGCCGGAGGTGTAGAGCAGGTAGAGAGGATGTTCGGAATCGAGCGGCTCGGCGGGGCAATGGTCGGTGGCGTTGGCGAGCAGTTCGTGCCACCAGTGGTCGCGGCCGGGCTGCATCTGCTGCTCGGTGCCGGTGCGCTTATAAACGATGACGGACTGGACCGAGGGGCAGTTGAGCATCGCTTCATCGACGGTGGGCTTGAGCTTGACTTCGACGCCGCGGCGCCAGGAGCCATCCTGCGTGATGACGGCCTTGCACTGCGCGTCGTTGATGCGGTCGACCAGAGCGCCGGAAGAGAAGCCGCCGAAGATGACGGTGTGGGGCGCGCCGATGCGGGCGCAGGCGAGCAGGGCGATGGCGAGTTCGGGCGTCATGCCCATGTAGATAGCGACACGGTCACCCTTGCCGACGCCGAGACCTTTGAGGACGTTGGCAAAGCGGCAGACTTCGTCGTGCAACTGCTGGTAGGTGAGGGTGCGGACTTCGCCGGGCTCGCCTTCCCAGATGATGGCGGCCTTGTTGCGGCGCCACGAGGAGAGATGGCGATCGAGGCAGTTGTAAGAGATGTTGGTCTGGCCGCCGACGAACCATTTGGCCCAGGGGGCGTCCCACTCAAGCACTTTCGTCCAGGGCTTGAACCAGTGGAGGTCTTTGGCGATGCGGCCCCAGAAGGTTTCAGGATCGCTGGCGGCTTCGGCATAGAGACGCTCGTAGTCGGCCATGCCGCCGATGTGGGCGTGCGCGGCGAAGGCCGGAGGGGGCGGGAAGACGCGCGTTTCGTGGAGCGATGACTGGATGTCGGTGGACGGGGTTTCCATGTGTGTGACCTTGCGTGGGCTGACCTTCAAAATGATACCGAAGCGGGAGCAGAGAGGCAGAGGCTCCGGCGTGGCTCACTTCCCGACCAGGTGCGGGACGTCGACGTTGTTTTCCGTGCACATGAATTCGAACACCTTCTGATCGGGCGCGAGTTCGGCGGTGCGCTTCTGGGTGAAGGGTTTGGCAACGACTTTCGGATCTTCAAAAGTCGCTTCGATCTCGAGGTGGCCGAGGTCGGGGCGGCGGTATTTTTCGACGATGTGGAGCTGGCTGGAGACGGGGTGATTGGCGCCATCGAGCCAGTCGCGGTCGTCAAAGGCGATGCGGTCGACGACGAGGGTGTCGCCATCCCACCTGGCAACATTGTTGCCGTACCAGGCGGGATTGGGATCCTTTTCGTGTTCGCGGTTCAGGTAGATCTGGTAGAAGCCGGGGAAGTCGTCGTCAGAGATGTGGATGAGGAAGTCCCTGCTCTGGACGAACTGCCAGACGGCTCCGGAGAAGGTGAGGGTGGAAGGGAGGCAGCGGGACTTGGGGCTGTCGCGGCGGTTATTTTCGGTGCGTTCGCGGCCGATCTGTTCGGCCCAGGGGGTCCACTCGGGCTTGCCGGGGTCGGTGGTGACGGGCGCCCACCAGACGCCGGAGAAATCGGGTTTGCCGTCGGCGGTGCGCGGGGTGGGGCCGGAGGGCGGGTGGTGGAGCTTGAGGTCGGCGATGGTGTGGAGGCCGTCTTCGCCAAGCGTGTTGAGCTGGGTGGTTTCTTCGAGGCGCGCGTCGAGCGTGGTGGCTTTGGACGCGGCGACGGCGATGCCGCGCTTGTTCACGCCCTGCCAGCCGGCGAGGCTGAAGCTGACGTCCCAGGAGCCGGCGGGAAGGCTGACGGAGTAGTGGCCATCGCGTGAGGAAGTGGCTTTCACCGTGGCGCCGGTCTGCGTGTTTCGCGCCTGAACAGAGGCCTCGGCGGCGGGATTGCCGGTGGGCTCGAGAACGGTGCCGGCGAGCGTGCCGGTCTGGGCAAAGGCGCTGGCGATGCAGAGCAGGGCGAGCGGAACGGCGATGACGGCTGGGCGCATAGAACTCCGGGTGACGGCGCGCGGCGAGGGGGGCGCCCGACGGGATTCAGTATAACGCCGGGATGCTCAGGCGAGGTCGAAGAGAAGGAATTCGCAGCCCGCGGGGCCGGCCGCGGAGAACGAGAGAAGCGTCTCGGCGCTGATGGCCGCTCCATCGCCTTCGCCCAGATCGATGCCGTTGAGTTTCACTGCGCCGCGGGCCATCTGGACCCAGGCGTAGCGGTTGGGGTCGAGCGTACGGGCGAGCGTGTCGCCGGGGCGAAGTTCGGCGACGTAAACCCAGGCGTCCTGGTGGATGACAGCGCCCACGCCATCTGACGGATTCGCCGTTCTGTCGCGCGGACCTGCAATGAGGCGGAAGCGGCCCTGCTTTTCGGCGGGATCGAAGGCGATCTGCTGGTAGCCGGGTGTGACGCCGTGCGCGGCGGGCTTGATCCAGATCTGGAGGAAGTGGACGGGTTCGGTCTGCGAGGCGTTGAATTCGCTGTGGACGATGCCGGAGCCGGCCGACATGGTCTGGATGGTATTGGGACCGAGGATGTGATTCTCGCCCATGCTGTCCTTGTGGGCGAGCGCGCCTTCGAGGACGTAGCTGATGATTTCCATGTCGCGATGGGGATGGGCGCCGAAGCCGAGGCCCGGAGCGACGCGGTCGTCGTTGATGACGCGGAGCTGGCGGAAGCCCATGTGGGCGGGATCGTGATAATCGGCGAAGGAGAATGTGTGGCGGCTGTCGAGCCAGCCGTGTTGGGCGTGGCCGCGTTCGGCGGCGGGGCGGAGGGTGATCATAAGTCTGGACCGATGGACGTAACCGAATCTACACGGGATTGGATGCAGGCGGGGCGGCGGGGATTCGGGCGGGGAATTTAGCAGTGTCGGGCGACGCGGCGTTCCCGCTATAATCAGCCGACGGGGTGAGGAGCCCGTTTACGCCAATGCAGGAACAAAGTTACGCGAAACATGCCAAGCTTGTGCCGATGTACCACGGTCTGCTGTTCGGACTGATCGTGCTGGCGCTGATCGGGTCGATCGTGAATCTGTGGCAGTCGATGGGCGATCACGAGCGTTTGTACAGCGCATCGCTGATTGTGGTGCTGTCGTTCGCAATGCTGATTCTCTTCTTCTTCGCGCGCGTGTTTGCGATGAAGGTGCAGGACCGCGCCATCCGGGCCGAAGAAAGCCTGCGGCACTTTGCGATGACCGGAAAACGGCTCGATCCGCGGCTGACGATTAAGCAGATTGTTGGTTTGCGCTTCGCGTCCGATGCGGAGTTTGTGGAACTGGCGCGGAAGGCGGCGGAAGAGGGGATGTCGCAGGACGCGATCAAGAAGGCCGTGAAGAACTGGCGGGCGGATCACGACCGCGCCTAGCAGCAGGTATTAATCGAACGACGCCGCAAGAGGGTCCTCCGGCCACTTGTGGCGCGGGTAGCGGCGGCCGAGTTCGCGGCGCAACTGCGGATAAAGGCGCTGCCAGAAGCCGGCAAGGTCGGTAGTAGTTTGAACGGGCCGCTGGTTGGGTGCGAGCAGATGCACCACCAGCGGCACTTTCCCCTGCGCAACGCGGGGGCTTTCCGCAATTCCCAAAAAATCCTGCAGGCGCGAGGCGACCCACGGGGGCTTGCCCCGTTCGTAATTGACGCGCGTATTGCGGCCGCTCGGAAGGCGCAGCCGCGCGGGGGCGACGGCGTCGAGGAGTTGCGTGCCCGCGCGTTGTTCGATCAGCGGCAGCAGGCCGGCGGCGGCCTTTTCGACATCGTTGAAACTGCGCAGGCCGTGGCAGAGAGCGACGAGCGCCTCCTGCACCTCGTGTTCGCCGACGGGTTTGATGGCGGAGTGCTGCGACGCAAAGTCGATGCGGGCGAGAAGCTGATCGAGTTCGGCGCGCTCGATGAAGCGGTCGATGCCGGCGTCGAGCACCTTTTCGGCAAGGAGGGCGGCCGCGGCGTCTTCATCGATGTGGCCGCCGCGGGATTCGGTGACGACAAGCTGATCGTAAACCAGTGCGTTGACGGCTTCGACGCGGCGGGCTTCGCGGTTCCACTCCACGGTGTCGCGTTCGGCGATGCCGTCGAGCAGCCAGTCGGGATCGATGGGACAGGCGAGGCGGATGAGCGTTGAAGAGCCTGGCGTGGCGCGGTCGCTGCGCTGTTCCACGTCGAGCGCAACGAGGAATTCGGATGGCGCGTGGGGCATCGCGGCCGCGCCGCCGGCAGAGAGCAGCACGGCGTGTTCATTTTGCAACGCCGCCGCGCCGCGGGCTCCACTCGGGCGGCGGCGGCCGACGCGATCGGGGAATGCGGCGAGGACGGCGCGGGCGAGCGTGGCGGCATCGTGCCTGCCCGAGTGGCGCGGGGCGTGGCGGCGGAGTTGATCGTAAACGGCTCGCGTGCGGCCGTCGAAGTCTTCGGCGATGGCGCGGAACAGGTCGCTCGACTGCACGCGCTGGCCGCTGCTGAGAAGCGCGGCGACGCGGCAGCCGGCATCGCCGCCATCGAGCATCAGTCGCGCAAGGCGGGGGTGCAGCGGGAGGCGCGACATCTGCTTCGCCGTTTCGCCGCGGGCGTTGAGTCGGTCGAGCAGGGTTTCGGCGGCGGCGATGGCGGCGGCGGGCGGCGCATCGAGCCAC